AATACTCAAGTCCGTGGTGGGCGGACAAATGTCTTCCCCACACGGACACATGTGTATGTCTCTGGCGGACACGAAAAAAGACCCCGGTCAAAACCGAGGTCAAACATTTGTTCGCTTACTGAAAAAGTGGGTCGAACACAAATTCACCAAAATCCACGCATTCAATCTGGTTGATATCATATCTCAAATAGTTTCTTTTTTCAGCATTAATTGCATGCATAATTAAATACACTTTTTTCTCTGAAATTTTGATAGCCCCTTGTACAATCCTGAATAAATTCGCTTCCCCCGCTGTGTCAGTTTCTTTTCCCCTAAGAATTACGCTACACGGTAAAGTACAGTCTGTTGCATTGAAATGGATTGCGGGACTGTCAATAGAACCCACTTCCAACGGAGCACCGTCCAGTTTTAAGTTTGGAACATTTATCTCACTGAGTTTAAGCTCTAAACATCTCACTTTAGCAGTGCCATTAAAAATGGAATATCTGATTTTCGCACCGCCTTTACCTGGAATATTGGTGGTCTTTGTAAAAGTTGTACCATACTCAATACTGTTAATCGGCTTAAAATAAAGTCCGTCAAACGCTCCAATCACCATATTTAGAATATTCTTATGACCCTGTTCGGACGGGTGTACACCGTCATTTGAAAAAGATGATTCATAGAGCATGCCCTGATACGCGGGTATAACACTAAATCCCAATTGAGCGGCTGAATATAACCAGATTTTAATTGCTTTAATCACACTGATATACTTTGTTGATGTATGAATCCCCTGTTGATGCCCTTCCCATGTCCAACCCATAGGACACACAACGACATTTTTACAGTTTTCAAAATTACTTGATATTGCGCTCTGGAAATCAATCATTCCCTGACTGATATCGCTCTCAGTAGCGTTCCTGTCATTATAGCTTCCTCCAATAATAATTTTGACAATATTTTTCTTGTCGTTCACCGCCATACTGCTAGCTAACTCGTTTAGCATATTGGTGAAAGTTTTTTCCCCGTCCGCTTTAAAACCGTAACCGCCAATAGCACACAGTTTTACAGCATATCCATTTTTTTCAAGAGCACTTTTAAGCATATACGCCCATGAATATTCCTTATTAGATATATTTTCTCCCGCCGCATAACTGTCACCTAAAATAAGAACCGTAGGTTTATTAACTCTAGCCAGTGCTCCCTGTAATAGGGCATCCGAAATTATTTCTGAAAGCTCACCATTCTCTTTCATTTCTTCTAGAATTCTTCTCACTTCACTATTAATTTCCAGTTTTGTAAAATAATCTGTTACGAAATTTTTCAACTCTTCAAATCTATCCTGCAAATTAGAGAAATCGTCTTGCATCCTAAACCATTCATCCGTCAACTTTTTTATTGTCTCTATAATCCATGTCAAGTTCATTTCATGGAAATTCGTATATGGAAATTTAAACATTTTTTCACACTCCTTAATACACTAACAAGAAGAACTCTTCTTTAAACATCTCAGTAATTTTACTCAACGCACTCATAGATTTTTCAAGCTTGAAATCCAGTACCTCAAGTTCCGACATTCCCGTAGACCTTGTTTCTTTTTCCGTTTCTGTCGTTTCATTTTTAGAATTTTTTGCGTTGTTGTTTGTTTCATCATAGCTTGCTTTTCCCCCATAAGTAACGGTTGTGCTCCCTCTATCCACAAGTGACGTGGAGTTAAACCCTGCTACTTTTTCAGCTGTCGAATCTGAACCACTCGTTCCGCTATTACTTTCTTGTTTTAAATTTTCTTTATCTTCTGTTTCGGATTTTCCTTTTCTGTCTCTTGTAATTGTTTCTGTTTTTGTACCTTCTGTCGTGGAAATAGCAAGTTCAATATTATAGATGAGTGAGAACAGTCTTTCGTTCACCGAAGCCCACGAATTTAAAGCCAACGCCATTTCAGTGGGTGACGGTATCAGAACTTCCAGTTCAGCGCATTTCAACAACACGTAGTTTTGAATATTATCCTTTCCAATATCATTTACCATATTGACCGGCAGATGATTTATGAAATTATCTTGCAGCAGATTCTTATTCCATGCTAGTAGACCTTGCAAGTAAAGTTCCCCCGGCATTATTTTCACCCCCCTCATTATGACGCAATTTAACGTTTAGATCGAGATTAAACATTCTGTTTGTCTTTTCAACCCCCTCTTTCAGTGTTTCAAGCCATAGTTCCACTTTTGTGAAGCACTCAATATTGTTACTGTTTACCTCATCCACTATCATACGTTCTTTCTTGTCACTTCTCGTGTTTGGTATGCCAACCTCATTGCAAAACATTTCTTCCCATCGTCTTAACGTGTCCTGTAATTCAGGGGCAATAAAATTCTTTTTCAAGTCGTTGTTGAAAAAATCTAACGGGATATTGTCACTCCCCATTTTCAGTCTTTCATCGTAGAAAACTCCAAGTTCGCCCTTCATCACATTGTCAAGAATTTTCTTCATTGATTCAGCCTGACTTTTTCCTCTCACAGCAAAAAGGAATGACAGCTTACTGTTCATGATATTCATTTCACATGATTCGGCGGTCATAGCCATATTATCCGCATAGTAATTTACGATATCGGAAACACCACTATAATCTGGCTGTAATCTGATAAGAGAACACTGAGTGTTGATTTTAGGTTCTAAAATGCCAGTCAACAGAGGATTGACAATTATAGCGTGTGTAGGATTATAATAGATGTTATATCCTCTCAATCCGCAATGCTGGCATATAACACCAAACTTATCTGTATTCACAACCGCCAGATATCCATTTAGAAACAGTGAATACAGAAAGTAATTTTTATCCCACATTTCAGGCAACTCAAACTCAAATACAGACATAACTTTTTCAAGTAAATACTTTTTGAAAAACATAAACATTTGTGTGTTTTTCGTGTGAAGAGTTGAAGGACTGTAAGATGAATTAAACAAATTTATCATTTCATAACTGTATGGCATTATATCACCCCTTTATAAATACAGAACTCCAATACTGCGCGTACTCATAACGTTCTGGCTGATTCAGGCTTGCCGGTCTCAGATAGTTATACATGAATGCATTGGTCAGAGTTTTCAAGTCATAGTTTCCAGTTGCCCATTCACGCCAAGTCATATTGTAACTAGATGTAGCATACCATTCCGGTTCAATACCTCTATCGGCATCTCCCACACTCTCTTGATATTCGGCGAACAGCACAGCGCACTGTTTTCCACCATCGTACCAGTCGTCATGCTTGCCGTATAATAAATCAAGTACTGAGAGTAGTTTTGTTCCGGGTGTCCACTGTACAAGTCCTCTACCGGGTCCATCTGAAGTGGTTCCACCGCCAACCTCCAATAGTCCGGGATTCATGGTACTTTCTTTCTCCATGTTTCCAAGTAACGCCATACGTGCAGTAGGACTCCAACCTCTCTCTTTGAAATAATTGTTAATGTTTGCTGCATTTTGCATCATCTTATCACGGGGAAAATATCCCTGTACTGTGTCAGTGACAAGAACGTTCCAATTTCCAGATGGCAGGGGGATTTCACCGCCCCCACCACCGGAACCTCCTTTTTTAAGTCCTATCAATAATGCCGAATTATTATAAGGATATCTCAACGAGCTCATGCGTAATAAAATCCTCCTTCCAAGTAATTTTTAATCATGGTTATTTCATCCGCGTATGCTCCAACGATATTAACATTGCCGTTTTCCACGATATAGAAACCGCTCCCCATTGATGAGGGCACACCATTCTTCATGTAAGGTCTACCGTTATCGGCGTTATCCTCCTCTGTAATCTCATAACAATCGGTTATAAGCTGAGTATTTACGAGCATTGATGCAACTGTGTCCGCTGAAGAAAGTGCAGTAGCTTCTGCGTTAGTGAGTTGTAAACCTAAATTCAACAGTGATGAAGCAGATCCAATCCAGTTACCCGAAACAATACCGCCAACTGCCCCGACTGCTGACCCGATAGCACCCGGCAAGTCATTTTTAATATCACCAATGGAAATAGAAAAACCAACTTTTCCGGGAACATTTGCTAGCATGTATTTTTCAGTACCTTTTACGATGTATACATATGCGACCGCACCACCTGTTCTGCAATCTATATCACATTGTATTGTCAGCGTGTTCTCAATGATTTTCGAATAATCCAGTTCAATACTTCCAAATCCTTGTATGAACAACTTTCCCCTTCTATACGGATAGCTGTTTAGGTATGAACCTCTCGTTCTTGCTTGCGGATGACTAGGAACATTTACAGTTGTTGATACACGGTCAATAGCGTTTGATGATAGTCTAACTGCTATGGCGTCCACTTCCCACCACCCCAAACCGATTTTCGATTCTATGACTACTTCATCTTCCACAATATCGTAGGGAAACCATAATACAGATGTTATATATTGTGCAGGGTTGAAAACCATTTTTGCAATATCTTCACCTAAATCCGCTAAATCACCAGTGCCCATCCAAGTCATAGATGAAAATACACTTTCAGAAAATTTTACAAAACCTGCGTAATTAAATTTATAGTATTCGCACATACCATTTTTACCTATAACCCCTACCACAAAAGTTCCTGATTTAACACTGTTAGCTTGTGGAAAAAGAGGTTGATTTGCCATAGTTGCGTTCCGTGTAGGGCTACTGAATGACGGATATAAAGCGTCTGATATTCTACCATCAAAATTGGTACTAGTTCTTATGATGTAATAACTCTTCTCGCCTATTTCATCTTTAAAACTTGCCATTACATCCACTTCCATATGGCACACCCACAACCCCGTACTGTATTCCCAATCATCCACGAAATAATATCGTCCAAATTCCGGAATATAGCAGTAATTGATATTTTTCGGACTCCAGTCTTTCGCAAACTGAAATGTGATTGTAGGCTTTAAAATGGAGGAAGGGGCTCTTAAAGCCCCCTCATAATTTTTACCACCACTCGTGGGAATCCATGTAGAATTTTTTGCTTTACCGACATTAAAACATGTCACTATCATACATGTGCCTCCTAACTAATCGAGTAAGAAAACTACACCGTTTTCCGTGAAGTCATTGTAATATCTGTCATTGAAATGCCAGTAAATGTTACTGTATCCACCTCCTGCATTAAACCGCGACGGTGCAGACCATTCACCACAAGTTGTGATACCGACAGCTTCCTCATCGAATAATACTCCGAAAATATTCGAAGTAGCTGTCCCCTCAGTATCAGAAACGACAATTCCGTCGGAGTTCATGTATGATGCTTTTACGTTGATTCCGTCTGGACTGTCAATATTCTGCCAAAATCCCACTTTTTCATGGTCTGCCATTTTAAGATAGCTGTCGTTAAAGATAGAGGACATAACAGTAGCGTCAATATTGTTTAGTTCTTCTGAATATAGATACAACTTCTGTCTGTTGTATGGTGTATGTCTAGAAATCTCTTTTCCTGTCACATTAATGTGAAACTTCTGTGTCCTCTCGGTCATCCAATCGGATACTGTCTTAATATACCCCGTTGCCCATTTCATAAACGGCACAAAATTCTCTGGTTGTTTTACCGTGTCAGTATTCAGTGTGGTTCCTGACACTTCGTTGTATTTTGTCACAAGATGGATAACGTTGCCAGGGTCACCTTTTACTTTACCACCGATGAAGTTCACAAGCGTCATTCTCGCTGTTGCTTCATGTGCCTGTTCGATCAAATCAGATGCATTTGTCATAACCATAGTGACGAACCTTTGAAATTCCTGCTCATTCTGCAGAGCAACGTTTAACTGGTCTCTAAACAGTGTAATATGTCTCTGATATACGTTTTGTCCGTAAAAATTTGTTTGAAGTACTTTCGGAATGGAAACCACCTGGTCGTCCACACTCTTACCGTCTTTCAGATCGTATCTGTCATCTTTTTCCCAATCAGAATCTGCGATGTTAAGTTTTCGCACGTGGTTTCCGAATCTCATATTATCCTGATACAAACCCTTGAACTTTCTGGAATACGGTCTGATAGAAAAAATAGTTCTGCTGAGCACCTGGGAAATCGCACCTAATAGTGGGTCAATTCCTATTCCGAGTGCAGTGGTGGCAACCGAAGTGAAATCACTGGTCGCAATTGCACTAATTGTGTTTCCACCTGCTGCCTGATTTACAATTTCATTTAAAATTGATGCCGAATTAAAATTGGCTACACTAGGTGAATTTACCGATAATCTAGTAACTGAACCCATGATATCACTCCTTTACTGGCGGGTTAATAATTGATGCTAACATATCTTCTGTTGTTGGTGGTTCTGGAATCTGGGAATTACCCAGGTTTCCAACCTGAATCAGTCTTGCAATCTCATCTAACCGATTGTCAAGAACGCCCATACGCTGATTAAACATATCCTGAGTATTATTCTGAATCGGAACCTGTACCGGAACTGGTGCCGGTGCCGGTGCCGGTGCCGGTGTTGGTGTCTGAATCGGAGCCGGTGCAGGTGCTGGCATCGTAGTGACCTGATAATTCTGTGATGCCACTACTCCCGCAAGTTTGATAATATCATCTTTTGTGAATCCTGCGCCAGACAGTGCAATGATATCTTCGATTTTCATGTACTATCATTCCTTTCTTGTTAAATATTTTTTATTACAAAAACCTGCATAAATCTTTCCGCTATTTGAGTATTCACAAAGATACCATTCCATTGTAGTATCTGTAAACCCGTAACAGAAAATAGTACGTCCTTTCGGCATCTCTACAATGATATCCGCGTTTGTATCTGGTTTAGCACGTAACATTAGAGGGGAACTCTTTGTGTTTATCTTATATTCACCATATATGTCACAATCTGGTATGATGTCAACCATTCCGTACTGTTCTTCAATATCAGGGTCAAGTAGTATTTTCGCGCCTAAAGGCATTTGTATCACTCCTTTACGTCCAGTTTATCTGCAAGTTTCTGAATTGCCATTGTGTTGTTGTTTAGCACCTCTGTGAGGCTATGTATTTCTTCCTTGTGATTCTCTGTCTCGCGATACCATAAATAAAAAGTTACTGCAAGGCACGCCACCGGCACACCCAAAGAGCTGAATAACTGACTTACTACCTGAATCCATTCCATATTTTTTCGCCACCTCCTCTTTTCGAATCGAGGGAAGTGTTCTGAGTCAACCAAACTCGTGTACACAGGTTCCGCCTGTTGGTTTTGTACCACTTCCCTACAACGACAGAATATCACATCTTGAAATAATTGTCAAGTAGATATTTTGATTCGATATCGGAAAAACTCACTAGTCCGTCCAGGTACGCCCCCCAGACCCATATGAACTTGTGTCGGAAAGCTGTCAGGTCTCTTGTTGAAGTAGAATACTTAATCTGAGGTGTGCCTTGTAGGTGCTGCGTGATATACAATTTTTCCTTACTCTTGTGGGTGTATACGGTTATTTCTCCAACTGTTACAAGGGGTACGTACTCATTTATGGGTTCGGATTTAATGTCCGAATAGTCCTCAGCGTAAAAATCGTTCTGTATCGACATCTTATAAAAATCGCTGTCTTTCCCAACCATTCGATATACCGCTGTTTCAGATTTTGCCTGTGAAATCGGAGAGTTGGTTAGATTGATAAGGATAATACCCCTATCAGGCAGATAACTAAATTCCTGCCCTGTTTTATGCATATCGGTGACTTTGCGGATTAATCCTAGCTTTGCGAATATATCGCAATTTGCATTTTCACTGTTTGACGCACATATGAGTTGTAATGGCTTATCTCCCATAAGTTCTCTATTTCGGTTAATAGTTTCATAGCCATTTAAAAGTGCAATCGTGGCGTTTTTTAACTGCGGCTCTGTCTTTTCCGGAATAAATTCGTCGTAAAACATTAATTCAACGTCTGCCGCTCCAAAACCTCGTAAATTAGATATTGTGCCAAGTGCCGCCGAATAGCCCAATGGTTCTCCTGTGTTCGTGTATTTTTTCGTTTTTTCGTCAAAACTTGTGTCGTAAAAACCGGAATACATTTTATTAATTGGTGACGGTGTAATGCGTCTGTCGCAGTCTGTATTATATTGCTTAAATGGGTTGAATTGTGGCGTACGTATCATATCTATTTGAGTTTGACGGGTTCGAAGGTAAATGAATTTTTTATTATTTTCCACGGCGTGTTTCAAAATACCGTATGTTTTTCCTGTTCCTCTGCCGCCCCATATAAAGATGAAAGGACACCCTGTTTCCAAGATGCCCTTTATATTCACATAACCGTTACTGTCATACAGTTCAGGTTTTTTCATTTCACGTACCCTGCAACGAGGAAGTCCCTTCCACGCTGTGATTTTTTGAAAAATACAGATACTTTTCTGAAGTCCTCACCACATTTTTCTGCCATTGTGGTGATACGCTCGAAAGACTGAATGAATGAGGCTGAGGTTGTCACGAAAACTGTATCTGTTTTCACTTCTTCGATTGACAGAGTTTTTACCACTTCACCCTTTGCGTTCACATCTTCCACAATAGCGTAGTAGCCAAACTCTACGGTTGTTCCGGCGGCGTTGGAAAGACGGATTCTGCCCTCATCTTCGAACATTTTGAACATTAATTCCATTGTGTACTCATTTTCCTTGATATTTGTTTTGATAATTTCCATGCTGTTTTCTCCTTTTTTCTTTATGCTGTTTTACCCACACGGGTTGTTACGGATTGCGACTTAATCATTCTTGCTCTACTTTTCCATTGTGTACAAATTCAGCCTCTGTCATGGATGCTTTCACAACCTCTGTATCCATAGACACTTTTACAGCTTTTACTCCTGTCTCAGCTTCATAAGATTTTTTAATCTTTGTAGCTGTTACATTTGCACCGTAGTAGGTTTTTTTAACAGACTGACCGTTTTCGTCTGTAATCTTTGCTGTCACTTTTTCAATGCTTCTTGTAATCATGTTTTTTCATCTCCTTTTATTTTGTTTTTATTTGTTACAAGTATATAATAGCATATGTGTACGTGTATGTCAAGCCTTTTCTTCAGTATTTTTTAAAAAATCGTGCCATAATTCAATGCTGTTGAGTACGTTTAGATATTCCAGTGTAACCCCTACTGTATATTCAGAGGGTCGTATAACTACATTTCTGGTGATATACACGCTCTTGTCAGGGTTGTCAGGGTCTGGACTATAATAGCCATAGTCTGTATCATTATAAACGGATTCCGTGCCGCCTGCATCCCTAAATGTGGTTCCGATTTTCAAGGCTTCCAGACCACCCATTTTTTGCAGTTCCACCGCACCTTTTTCCTTTTCAACACCTGCTATTGTGATTTTAAGTTTACCGTTTTTTTCCTGTGCGTATTTTTTTGCTCCCAGTGTAATAAATCGGTCAGAAGTACCCTCATACTCGTACACTCCTAAATAATGTTTCACACCTTTAGGGTCCATAGCATGACCTCCATTTTCTATGGAATCCGCTTTTAATTGAGTATTCAATTCATCAAATTTTTCTTCGATTTCCGGATAACGCTCCGTCACCAATATTTTACATGAATCGGTATCACAATAAACAAAATCCTCGCCTGCGATGTTTACGGCAAGCTTGAGTCTCTGTCTGGCATGAGCAGTTACCCAACAGCCCCACGCATACAGCATAAATGCTCTTTTGTTATACTTAATCAGCTTTCCCATTGTATCTCCGTCCTCAACCGAAAATGGTTTTTCGTTGTTACTGTAAATGATATCCGGCTTGACCGGGTTCTGTGCTGACATGCCGTATAGCGAGTTTATCAGTTCTTTTGACAGGGCGTATTCAATCTCTTTCCCCTCAACGCCTTTTAAAGACGTTTTATCCGTGAATAAACGTTTTATCAAGTCTCTCAGAGATTCAGGGAGATATCCATACCCTGCCGTATAAAAATCTGTAAATTCTATCGTATCCCAGACGTATTCATCTTTTACAATCCCAAAATCGATATCATTTAGAGTGCATGAGTATTCACTAGCTGAGAGCAAGCGTCCGTTGTCCCAAACAGATTCCGTGCTTATGCAGTATCCCTTGTCTTTTGTCAGATAAGGCGCACCGTAATATACATCTTTTTGCCTGATATTTCGAAAATGGAACCGTCCAACGTATGCCTTGCGAAATTTTGTCCACCTGTCAATGTCGTCCATACAGCAATTTCCCTGTCGCACAAATTTTGTCATTGGAAATTCGCAGTTAAGCATAACGTCCGGATAAGAGCTTGCCCGGTCGAATGACGCAACGTTGTTGAGTATTTTTCCAACGTGATACCTGTTTGCATGCGTGTCACCGCCCCTGAACTCTTCTCTGAGTAGCGTGTATAAGCTCATGTCGCACATCATACTATGCAGTTTTTTATAATTGTACTGTTTCATAGCTTGCCTTGCTTCTCTCCTAACGTAGCCAGTAGAGGTTAATGGAAGAGTGTATAAGGTATCGTTATTATCCATCAATCGTTTATGCATTGCCTGTAATAATCCTATCACATCGTTACACCCGTATCCAATTTCCCTGGTTGATAATTCTGTCCACGGGTAACGTCGCTTATTATAATCAAAATCTTTCAACTTCTGATTCTGTACCCTACTATCACTCAAAAACTTGTCAAGACTTTTGTGCGTTTGCATATACGTACAACGGAACTCTAAATTCCCTTGCATATGATTTCCTGCTCTTATTCTGAGTATTTTACGAGGTTTGAGCGCAAACACCTCCTCTGGCTTTATTTCTATATGTGAACGCAGAAACTGGAATTCATAAGACAGGTTGTGCACGAAAGTCATTGTAATAAGGTGTTCGTCTTCGATGCCTGTAAACAGTTCTTCAAGTTCGCTCCAATTTCTGCCGTACACGCATATTATCTCATTATCGTCTAGTAATACGGCAAACTGCCATAAATACATGATGCTCTGTTCGATTTCAGAAAGTCGTGTAGTTTCAATGTCAAAAGCGCATATGCAATTTCGGTACGACTGCTTTGCGAAGCGTTGTTTTCCTCTCATGTTAGGGGTTCTATATATCTTCTGTATTCTATGTATCAATTCTTCTTTTTGCTTCTTGCCACTCCCTATACTGATTGAGTAATTCATCACCAGATTTCCTCCCCCTATCAATAAACAACTCCAGCGCTTTTGTGCTGTCATATACTCGCCCCAGTGAATAATCACGAACGGACTCCATGAACTCGCCAAACTCATTGAGTTCTTTATAGGTCTTAAATTTCAAACCCTTTTTCTCAAGTTTTGCCATTTTCCGTCTGGCAATTCTCCTTTGTCCTGAGACGCTGTATAAATCAGATTTCTCAGCTTGTTCTAGGGCAGACAACGCACCCCGTCTCTGGCGGGCGGTCACTATCTGACTTTCAGGTGGTAGTTGTTGTAGCATATACTGTATATCATTCTTTGCACCCGTTCCAAAATTCCGGTTTTGGGCTAAGACTTTTAGTTTTCTTATCACCTTTGTGCGCCGTTTTGTGTAATCTGTCGTCATGACACTATCCCCCCCATTTCGTGAATACACCCCAAGTGAAAAATTATCGCAGAACGGTTCAGTACTCGCGCTTTGCTCATATTACACTGTCTTGCCAATTTCTCCACTTCCCGGTATGCTCTGTCTGTGAGATACACGCTTGTGTTATATTTCGGCATAACTCGCGGGGATACTATAACCAGAGAACCCATGCAGCCCAACTCCGATGTATAGTACACAGCATGCTCCAAGTATTCACTAACAGTTGTCCCGTATCCTTCTGACCAATTGTATATTCTGATATCTAGACGGAGTGATAATTTTCTCATTGTTTTCTATCCTCTCTTTTCCGTTTTCTTCTACGTTTTTCTCTCCTTCTATTTTCTCTACCCATTTCGTCGGTTGTTCCCAAGATATAGCCTGACACAAACATTATCACAAAAGTTATTATCAGGCACATTGTGTCACTCATAGTTGTTGCTATCATTTTGCTACCTCCAATAAATATTTCTCCCGTCACTATCACTAATCAAGAACACGTCGTCATATTCGGTATGCTTATTCACATTCCCATCGGGAAACAAAATACTAATTCCGTTCTCTTCCACTCCCAAAAACCTCACATTTCTTTCAAATCCGTTTATATAAACAGTTTCCCCAAAATATCCCTTTTTAATCTTTCGGAATAGCTCTTTCAAATCATGATGAAAATCAATAATTAAACTGTGAATACCCGTATATTTGATTTCAGCGATTAGACCGTAAAACTCAATTCCAGTTTCTCCTAGAATAGCGTCCTCACCTGCAAATTTGACAAAACCATTGATTGTGACTAGAGTATCTTTAACCACGGTAGCTTTTTTAAGCTCTTCTAACTCCTCAACAGGCTCAATAGGTACTAGACATGTATCTTCAATTCTTGATATGTCATTAAATAACGAAGCGTTGTAGCGTATGGAACCGTCTGAAAACCTATGGAAACTATGCTTGCCATTTTTGTTCATATATTCATCAAGCTCCTGAGTGTGTCTTATTATTAATTCGATTGTATCTGCCATTTTATGCTCCTTTTCTCCCCGTTGTGCCGGTAGGACAGCTTATTTCAACGTTTATCTGATACTACAACAAATTTTTACTTCTGCATAAGGAATACAAGCCACGATTATTTTGCTACGGTCATATATAAACAATTCTTCCATATCGTCATCAAATTTTAATTTCGTCCTATCGAAGAAGAAATATATGCCGTTTATAAAAACCCCGCAAGATTTTCCACCATAACCCTGTCTAAAAACTTTATTAAGCTCTCTAATTTCTTTGATGAAAACTTTTTTCTTTTTTGTCATTTTATTTTTCTCCTTTACTTGTGGATATCTCCTTGCTACAATTATATAATACCACACTTATACCGCATTGTCAATAGTTTTTTATAAATTATACCGCAATTATTTGTTCGCCAATAACGCACAATGTGTCCGTCGGAGACATACACATGCGTCCGTGTGGGGAAGACATTTGTCCGTCCACCACGGACTTGAGTATT